ATTAAGTTTAGCCGGGATAAAATCGACGCAGCAAACCGCCGCGTTATAGATTTTGTTTTAGGTAGATAAGTAGAGGCCGCGCTATCCTCACGGGTAACGCGGCCTTACAACACAGAAAGCAAAAAACTAAAACTTATGTTTCAGATATAGGAAAAGCACCCAAAGCAAAAACGCTAAGCAGCACATACGGCCCAGCCATATAACCCCGGTGTCGTACCATTTTCGCGGCTTCTCGATATAGGTAGGTACCGTAACGCGTATGCTGTCCGTCCGAACGGCGTAAACAGTATCGCGCTTTAGCTTATAGGTGTAAATCGTGTCGGTCTTGATTTTGTACGCATAGCGCAGCCTCTCGACGTAGTATGTTACTGTGTCGCCCTTTTCCTTAATGTAGATGCTATCGCGGTAGTAGATGCTATCGCGCTGCATTAACTGGCGGTAGATGCTATCTACCCGCTGGCTAATAATACGGGTACTGTCGCGGGTGTCCCTGCTGCTGGCGGCTCGGCGTGTGCTTGCGCAGCCCGTCAGCGTCGCGGCCGCGATAATCATAACTAAAAATCTCATAAGCTATAAATCTTTGTGAACGTCAAAGGACGGGCAGGCTTTAGCCGCGTAGTCGCGGTGGCCGTGTAGTGCCGCGCCCGGAAATCTCTTTTGCAGGTCGCTAACCAGTTTGCGCAGGGCTTCGCGCTGCTGAGGCGTGCGGGTGTCCTTTGGGTTCCCGGATGCGTCCAGCCCGCCTATATAGCAAATGCCTATACTGTTAGCGTTGTGGTTCATCACGTGCGCGCCTATCTGTTCTACTGGTCGGCCTGCGTGTACGCTGCCGTCTCTGTAGATAACATAGTGGTAGCCTATACACCTAAAGCCGCGCGCTTTGTGCCAGCGGTCTATATCGGCTACCGTGTAGTCGCGGCCCTCTTTGGTCGCGCTACAGTGTACGATAATGTCGTTTATCTGTCTCATAATGTTTAATGTGTTAGAAACCGTTAGCTGGTTCGCGTTGTGAGCATTTGGCCCTAATGCAGCGGTACTTCTGTAGTTCCAACTCCAAACGGCCTTTTTCTTTGGTTAGTTCCAGTATTTCGATATTCTGCTTACGTACTAACTCGGTCTGCGCCGCGAAACGTTCCTCTTTCTCTTTTAGCTGGTTTTGCATAAACTCGGTAGCCTGCCGCAGCACGTCAAATTCCACGCTGTCGGCTTCTGCCTCCGCTTTACGGTGGTTAGTGTTGCGGTTGATAAAATACTTAATCGCCTCCCAGCCTCCTACCGCTCCTATAACTGTGGCGGTGGTGGTTGCTACTATTTGTATAATCTCTGCCGTCATTCTTTTTGGTGTAACTCTATTTCTATATAATTTTGTTTCTCTTGCACTAATACTACCCAGTGCTGGCATAATACGCGCACGGCGTTTACGTCCAGCTCAGTAAGCCGCAGGACGGCTTCGGGTTTGCTGTTAATAGTTCCCATCGTTAATACGCTGTAGTGTACGCGTTCGCTTTCTAAACTTTTTCTATTCTCGTTTTTAATCGTTATTCCGTCTGCTGTCTAACGCGATTAACGAATTTTTCCACGCTGTAGCCTGCTTGCCGATAGCGTCCGTAAGTTCGATTATATCCGCGTGTCTGCTTTGCCCTAAAATCCATTTCCTTTCGCCCGCTATACGAATAAGCGTTTTAAGCACCTCAAACTCGGCTTGAAAGTTAATCAAATGCTGGATGCGTGTAGCGCGGTCTCTGTTAATGCACGCTGCGGAAATCTCCGATATTAGGGCTATAGCTATTTCGTGCATCTTATTGCCTATGGTGTACTTATAAGCTCTCGGAAAGTTTGGCGTAACGCCCAGTATCACGTCTAACAGCTTTCTACTGTCTAAGTAGATTTGCGTATTAGAAACCAGCTTCGATTTATTCATATATCGGGTTTTTGAAAATTTCTTTAGATAGGTACGGCTTTCGCCGTACCCAAAGGATAAAGTTTAACTATTAACTACTAACGTAAAAATGCTGAAACTGGCCTAACTCTGCCCTTGTCCGCTGCCTTAGTGTAGCTGTTCGCGGTGCCGTCGTTGAGGTACAAATTCCACGCGCGGGTCGCGCTGTACTCGGTAGAACTCCAGTACCACGTTTCGGCCAGCTGTGTAGCTCCGTTAATAAGCGATAGCGCGTAATTGATTTTACGCATATTTGCGTAGATGCAAAACAGCTCGCCCAGTGACGGCAGCCACCACATACCAGCGGTTAGGCCCTTGCCGTTCGCGTTGGTGCGGCTATACTTAGCACAGAAACCGGGCGCGTAGCTGGCCGTATTACATTCGGCGTGCTTAATCTGGGCCGCGGTGCTGGCCTTACCCGTCCAGTCATCCATAGCTGTAAGTCGGTCGGTAGTCGTTTTGCCGCCTCCGCTTACTGCTGCGCTGCTCCATAGCAAACCCGCGCTGTCGGCTTCGGTCGGTGCTACTACCAGCATCTTACCGCCCTCGACAACTACCACGCCCTCGGCTATCTCGCCGCTGCTTTGGTAGCTCGGCCACTTATCCGGCTTAACCATAAGCGGGTAGTCGTCGCTCTTACGGTGGAACATAATAAACACACCGTCGTTAATGCTGTTAAGGTTAATACCGTTTAGCAGGGCTGCTTTTAAGCCTGCTAACGATACCTTAGTGGTGTTTCCGCTTGCATCGGTAAGCGGGATAAACTGCGACGCGTTCACGGTGCTAACCGTCGTTACGTCTTTAAGTGTCTTTGTTTTCTTCGTTGCCATATCTTAAACTTTAGATAATAATATATTATTCGCCCGTATATAGGCCATCTATAGCGTACCACGCGCCGTTAATGCTCTTAAATTTACAGACGCAATTAGGACACATATATACAGTTGTGCCCCCGTAGTCTTTGTATTTGGCTTGGTAATCTTCCACTACCGCGCCATATTTTTTTGTCGAACTATCCCATTCTATTGCATACGAGTTAGCTTTAACGTATAGGCTGTCGCTGCCGTTAGTTTTAACAAAAGTCATTTTGTTAGTGTTCCAGCTGCTATTAAGTAGCTTAGTAAAAATCTGTATCTCCAAGCCATCGTAAAGGCTCGCTTTAGGTAATGTCACATATCGGTGATTAGTTGGTTCGTCCACCAAAAAACCGCAACACGGCTCGACTTGTGGATTTATTACGTACTCTCTATTTGTTGCTGTAGTAATTGTTTTAGTCGGGCTGTAGTAAAGCTGCGCTTTTACGATGCCCTCCAGCGTGCTGTTACCTTTTACCGTAATGTTGTTAAACGTGCCACTATTACAAACTACGTTACCGTCTTTAGCTTGGAACACTACATTACCGTTAGCGTCCTTCATATCTATGGCCTCTACGCCCAAATTCTTAACCAGTGCGTAGGTGGCCAGCAGAATTTTAGACGCTACCAGCTCGACTTTATCGCCCAGCTGCCAGTACTTGTTATTGTTGGCCGCTGTGCTTCCGGGGTAGTTACCCGCGGTTTTCGTATGGCTTTTAATGCAGCTGTAGTAATTATCCTTGTAAATAACTACGTCTTTCCAGCTGTCGCCATCGCCGCCCGCTTGGAAACTATACCCGTTAGCGCAGTCGCTCCACGCCTGCGGGCCTCGCAGGGTCGCGCCCTGCTTTCCCTGCGCGCCATTGGCTACGGGCTGGATAGTTATAACGCTGTCATACTCCGCGCCTTTGTACGTAATAGTAAAGGGCAAAGAAATAGCCGTAGTGTCGGTAGGGGTAATCATAATAATGAAATAAAACTTTCCTCTTTCTACTCTAAACGTCCACTTATACGCGGAACTCGTCGGCAAAGTAGAGCAAAGCATATTACCGTCGGTTTTGTCGTTATAGCCTATAAGCCTGCCGCCATCGTATAAGGCTACCTGCACGCGCATAGTACTGCTAACGCCTACCTTTGGGGTAAGCGCAGCGGGCAGCAGGGAAATGGTTATACCATTCTCTCCCGCGTCGCCCTTATCGCCTTTACGAATAAACTTTACTATTTGTGTCTTGGTTACTCCCATAGCTATTTAACGCTGGTTATAGTTACCGATACGTCGCCGCCAGCCTGCACACAATGCGCGCGCGTTACGGTTTGGCTGGTCTTTGGCGTTGTTCGGTCGCTGTTGAGGTAAACGCCGGCTGCGTCTTTCAGCACAAAATAAAACTGCGTATCTAACGCTTTTGTACTGGTTCCTCGCGTAACTACTACCGGGGTGTATGTAACTTGCCCGTTACCGCTGGTGTCCTCGGTTATAGCCTCGTCCGCGGGGTTCGGGTGCGGGTCTATATCGTAGGGGTCGCTTGCGTCCATTACGCCTTGAATATCGGTGCCAATCTCAGCACCAGCGCGCGATACGTGTACGCGGTACTCGCCGTAGGTGTTAATATCTGTACCGCTAACTGTAAGCGTCTGTGCGGTCTTACCTGCCAGTGTCTCCCAGCCAGTCGCGCCCATCTTCTCCCAAACGTATGTAAGGTCTTTAGATAGGGCCTTTCCGCTTTGGTAGGCCATAGCCTTTAATACGCAGCTGCCGCCCTTTGTAGTTATAACAAAGTTCTTGGTATCGCCTGCCACGATAGTAATACGGTAGCTGCTGCCCGTCGCCTGCTGGATAGGTATAGTATAGCTGGCTTGTATTTGGTCGCTCTGCGTGCCGTAGGAAATGGTAGCCACCATCTTAATAACGGCTGGTGCGAAGCCTGCCAGCTGCACAATATCTTTAAGGATTTGCAGACCATAATACACCTGGTCGCCACTTGGCGCCACCTGCTTAAAGTAGCCGGCAAATACTCCGGTAGAAATGCCGCCGCTAAACTCGATTTTTTGGCCGTTAAAATAGTACTCCATACCGTCGGGGTCGGCTACTCCCTCAGCTACGCGGCTACTGGTACAGACGAAATATAAAACTGGCTGCATCGTGCCAAAGTTCGGGTAAATCGCTGTTACGTCGCTGCTGGTTCCCTCGTAGTCTTGGTATAGGTCGCCACTTGGCGACATAATAACCGCGGTATAGGTTCCCGCTTTGCTGATAAACTTAATAGTTCTGCTACAACTTGCTACGCTCATACCTTACTCGTTTTTGTTGGTTTGTTCTTCTTCGGGCTGCGCGGGTTCTGCTGTTTCCTCGCTTCCCTTTTCGCTCTCTGCTCCCTCTACCGCTTCCCCGGTGCTGCCGTTTCCTGCGCTATCACCTGCGGGCTGCTCGACTTCCGGGTTATCGGTATCGGTTTCTTTTTCGGGCTGCTTAACTACCACAATCTTAAACGCCTCATCGGTAGCCTCCGGTAGCTCGTGTATAACGGTGCCGTCCTGCTCTTGGCGCGCTTCTCCTGCCAGTAGAGCTATGCCGCCGATACGCTCCAGTATCTCCGGCAGTTCGGTTAATCTTCCAAACGGCAAAATATCGGCCTGCCAAAGCAGGTAATTACCGTCCTTTACTCGGTTTCTGTCACTTTCCAAATGTAGGTACTGCGCTACCTTTGGGTTTACCTTTATGTAACGTGCCATATCTTTATAACTTTATTAGTGAATAATCAATACTGAGCCGTCCGCGTCGCAGAATATCGCGCCGTCGGTGCCATCTGTAAACGCTCCTGCGTAGCCTCTATCTTTTACGTCCAGTCCTACTACTGCGCCGTTATTGCTATCCATAGCGGTAGTAGGGATAATCGGGGCCGCGCCGTGTCCAACCAGCGAATAACTGAGGCTGCCGCTAACCTTGTTAGTCGCGATATACCATAGTGGCAAAAGCTCCTTTTCAAAGTTGGCTATATCGCTGTTATTTGTCTGTACTGTCGCGGTAGGTGCTATCTCGCGGCTACCTGCTGGTATGTTATAAGGCACTCCGGCTAAATCAAACTCATACGCAGGCAGTCTGCGGATAAATACCGCCTCTGCCATCGGTGTAGCGTCGTTAAGGGCTACGCTGGCGGGGTCTCCAGTGGCCGAATACTTAACGCGGCAGCGTATATGCCGCTCGCTACCCATAAGCCAGCGGTTAATCGTGATGCTGTCGCCGCCCGTCTGCAAATCGTAGTCCAGTACGGTATCGCCCCCCGCGGTTCTCCACGTTCCTGCCTCGTCCTGCACTTCCCAAACCAGCGCGTATTTGCTCGCCTCGCATTTGTTCGGACCTACCCACACAGTGGCCCTAACGGTCTGCTCGTCCTTATCGCTTAACGGGTTGTAGATAGTCTGCTGCGCGCAATCAAGCTCCACGCGGATAACGTCGGCCGCGTCGCTACAGTCCAGCATATAGCTACCTTGTATAACCATAATTTGCCCGTTACGGTTGTCTGTGTACTCCGCGTAATAGGCCAGTGTTATAGGGCTTTTAGGCTGCGCGTTCTTCTTTACCTTGATACGGCCAGCATCGCTGCCGCTGGTGGTAATCTCGTAGTCGGTGTTACCCTCAGCTATAAGCGTCTTTTTGCCGCCTACTGTCTCGTACCAGCGGACATTAGTAAGCTGGTGGTTTACCCTGCCAGCCGTTACTATCTCGTCTTTATCCAGTATGGAAACCACGGGCTGTAAGATAAACGGCGTTAGCGTATAGTCCGGGGTAAACTCCCCAGTATGCGCGTTATAATTCTGCTTATCCGGTACGCTGCCCTCCACAGCAAACGAAATCTGTAGCTGTAGCGGTTTCCAGTTAAAATCAAATCTTCTTGCTTTCATTTGCTAAACCTTTCTACTAATACTCAAAAATCGCGCTTTCGGTACCCGCTTCTCGGCCTTGGCCGTCTCGCAAAGTAACGGTAGCTATAAATTTTAGGGTTCTCGGCATATACCCGTTAAGGTCGCAGTCTGCTATAGTAAGGTCTATAGACTTGCCAGCGTTGGCCCTTTTTAACGCCCACGCGTTATCTGAGGCTACGCGCTCGTTACCTTTAGCGTCCTCGCTGTAACGCGTCCACTGCACATCTGCGGGCAGTATATCGTCTGTAATATCCATATTATACAGCCGGGCGATAATGGTAAGCGTAAGCGCGAAGCGGTCGGGGTCGAAAATATAGTCTGTATCTGCAAACTCTACCGTAAACCGCGGGTTTCCCTCTACCATCGCCCAGTCGGTATTATTCCACGCGGGCGCGGTCTTGGTTCCAGTCTTGGCGCATCGCCATTTACAACCCATATACCAAACGTCGCTAATCTCATAGCGGCCAGTATCGGGGTTAATGGCTTCGCAGTAGTAGTTAGCCGTAGCGTCCCACTGCCCGCGGTCTATAACATCGCTAACTGGTCGGCCTTGATAGTCGATACGTATAATATCCTGCACAATCAAACCACGCGCGTAAACGTAGTCCTGCCCCTCGACTATCGGCAAATCCATTTCGCGCAGGAACTCCGGCAGGGTGCCAAAGGTCGCGCCGTAGTTGGATGCCTCGACGATAGGCTTAGTTACTCCGGTTAGCCTAACTATACGGCCCTCCGTGCTGGATAGATAAATACAGCTTTGGCGTTTGGTGTCTGTCTGATTACCCCAGCGCGCTATCTTCATAGCCTCGCAGGGCGCGTAGTTCTTTCCGGCTGGCGTATCTTCGTCCGGGTAGGCCGTTACCTCGATATAATTATTAGCCGTGTTTACGCTGTTCACGCGTAGCCAGCAGGTGTAATACTTACCGCTGCCGCTGGCCAGTGTGTTAATAATGCCCTTTAACACGTTGCCAACTGCCTGCGCGGTAAAATACCCGTCCCACTTGCTGCGTAGGTGTAGGCCGTAGCAGTTATCGCCCAAATCGTCCACGCTGTCGATAGTGTCGGCCTCAGTAAGCAACTGGTCGCCCTCTATCGCGCTAAGACGGTTAATAATGAGCTCTAAGCACTCAAAGTAACTACGTACCCGCACGCTCTCAAACTCCGCGTTACCCTTAGCGTCGATGCCCGCGCCCTTGCCAGCGTAAAGCGATTTAATAAACTCTCCAAACTCAGCACCGCCGCCCATATAGGAAACGCCCGCTACACGTATAGCCTGCTCAAAGGTTATATTACCTTTGGCCACATCATCGACTAAACGGCTAAGGAACTGTTTACGTATCGGGCTATCCTCGGTAAGGTCGTTAGCTACGTCCGCGTAGCCGGCTTTTACCTTTTCCGTTATCCGCTCATATACCGCGTTACCCTTGTCGTCGGTCGTTTCCTTTTGTCGGGTTAAATACTCGTAGCCGTCCGCGTCTGTGCTGATTTGGTCTAACGCCTGCTTATTGGCGTGGTAATGGTCGTTAGGGCTTACCGCGCTGCCGCTTCCATTAACGGTTACTACAGTGCTGCCGCCTCCGGTGCTTTCGCCTCCCAGCTCGCGCAAACGCTCACTACGCGGACGCTGGCCGCGCTTAAAGGTCTTTAATTCATATACTGCCATATCCCATTACTCGTTATTACGTTTATACTCGTCCGGGCGCAGCTCGACAAATACAGCCTCGCTGCAATCCATTCTAACGTCTTGCGTTTCAGATGCCACCATAAACAGTTTGCCGTCTTGGTTGTCCTCTCGATACACCGCTATAGGTTCGTGCAATATCTGCGCGTCTCCGCTTAGTGTAGTCCTGCGCTGCGCAAACTGGCTGTATAGGGTTCCTATTAGCAAGTCCTCGGCCTGCGTGGTACGTCCAGCGCGGGTAAAGGTGGTTATCTGTTTGCCGGTCTTGGTGTTGAAATAAGCACCGCGGGCCGTCGGTACTCCCTCCGCGCTGGTGCCGCAAATGGTGTCTATCTCGATAGGCTCCTTAGCCGCTCCGTTCAGCTGCGCGTTATACTCTACGTCGTCGGTGTTTATGGTCTTGTCAAACTGGCCCGCGTTCATAATTTCAATTTCGGGCAGCTTCATTAAAAGCCACGCGATTTTACCCCAAAGCGATTTAGGGCCGTTTTCGGCTTTCTCTAAATCTGTGCCCTCATTAACAATTAGCCAGCCCTCGCGCCGTACCTCTACCCACAGCTTACCGCCACCGCCTCCAAAGTTTGGATAAGGGATATACTGCCCTGCCTCCGCGTTGGTTAATATGGATATAGTAGCCCGCTTGTGCGGGTTAATCGCTGGTCGGTTCTTCTTCCAACCCAGTACGCCGCTGGTATCTACGTGGTCTCGCGCGTCGTAGTAGCAAAGATAACCCCACGCGTTCGGGGCTTTGTCTCCAGTATATTCTACCCAGCTGCCGTAAGTGTCGCCAAGCGTATTAGCAGGATAGTTTACGGGTCTCTTAACGATGCTGCGATTATCCCATACGTACACGGTGTCGCTACCGTCCGGCTGGAACTTGATAGTAACGGGAACATACACGAAATTACCATACCGGTTAAACTGGTCGTACCAGTCTTTTTGCTCAACATACTTCATTATATTAGCCGCGCTTTCAAACGGGTTAAATCGCGGGTCTAACAGCATATCTATGCCCACCCGTACTACTAACCCGCCGATGTTCGCGATAGGTGGCACCCATACCGGGTTACTCTTGAATAAGGCAGGGCCTATACTGGCAGTGGTGCCCGGTATCTTTAGCTGCCCGTGTCCTCGGCTCCTATATTCAGCATACCAGTTTTTATTTGTTCCTACTCTGATACCCGCCACAGACTGCCAAAGTAACGCTATACCCTCGCTTTCGCTTCCATCGTACTGCGGCACAATCTTATAAAAATAAACGCCGTCGCCCAGTTCTGCGTTATTACCCTCTTTAGCTACCCATATAGTAAACCCGCAGTCGGTCGCGTCTATCCAGTCAGTTAGCGCGGTGCTGTAGTGATATGAAAAATAGGTAGCCCCGTTGCTGCTGCCACCGCTAAGCTGATTTAAGGCCGTAAGCGTAGCATCTGTTTTAATACTTCCCCAGCAGTCAGTCGGCGATAAATTACCGCTCTGCGCGTAGGTACTCCACGTAATTTTAGCGTTATTATACACCACATCTACGCCCATAGTTTGGCTGCTGCCGTCCCATACGATAGGCAGCTTATTAGCCTGCCAATATAGGCCGTTAAGGTCGTAGATATAAACCTTACCGGCTCTTTGTATCATACGCAGGGCCAGCGGCTGTAAAATACCCTCGATAACTTCGGTTAGCGTTGAGGCTTCGCCGTCCTCGTCGTAGAAATTATCGCTACGTACTTTAACGTCGCTAAGGTGCATAGCCTTAGGGCTTCCAGTTAGCGCGGTACTTATTAGACTGTCGTCTATGCCGCCGCAGTTAATACCACAGCGTCCTATACAGTAGCTAACAATCTCGTACAGCGTCTGCATATTACCCAAATCGTATTTAAGTCGCTCCAGTACGCCGAAATCGGTAAACGATAACGACACCGTGTAACCGTTTAGCTGCTCGTAGGGTTCTTCATAAAACTCTGTATCTATGCAGCCACTCCAGTACAGCGCATTATTACGGTATATATCCAGCCTAACGCGGCCTACCTCGATGCTATATAAATCCTCGTAGGTTCTATCGCCGGGACTGATTATTTTAAGCGTAGCTGTACTGCCTTGTATAACTTCCTCTTTGCTCTTTTCGTTCCACTCGATAGATAGCGGCTCGTCCGCGTCAAACTCCAGCAGGCCGACGGCCTCAAATTCGCCGCCGGCCTCCTGCCATATCTCTGCACGCCATAACACGTTAGATATACTTAGAAATTCGCCTTTATATCTTAAATACTTCATACTAACTGCGTTTAGTGTGGTTATTCTCCTTTGCTATGATACCTACCAGCTCGCGGCCGCGTATCTTAAACTCCACTTTGCCTAAATCTATGCCGCTACCGGGTTCGGCCAGTAGCCCGCGCAGCTTATCCAGTGGCGCGATAACTTCCGGGTTGCTGTTGGCTCCGGCATACTCGCCCACCATCGCTAACGTAGGGCCGGACGCTACGCCACCATCGGCCAGCATCGGAATACCTGCCGCTGTTACTGCCGCCAGCATCGCGGTAGTAAATCCCATCGCGATACCAAAACCCGCAAAAGGTATGTACGCGTGTGCGGCCATATACTCGGCTGCTGCTAATTCTTTCCAGCTGGCTGCCTCCAGCTTATTAGCGGTAATAATCGCCGCAGACGATGCCGCGTTAGTGGCTGCCGTTGTACCTCGTACTGTAGCCTCGGTAGTCTCTGCCGCGGCTTCTACGCCCTTAGTGGCCGCGTGTGCGGCACTGGCACCAGTAAGCAGGTTAATAATGCCTACTACCGTCTGTATGCCGTTGTATAGACCTATAAAGCCGTCGATAATACCTACTACTATCTGCCACGCGCTGCCGTTGCCCTTTAACGCGTCGGTTATACCCTCTACGCTGCTGGCTATATTCTTTATACCGCTCCAGCCGTCTTGCAGCGATTTGCTTACAGATACGCTGGTTTTCTCGGCCTCCTTGCCCGCGTTCTTGATAGCGTCGGCCTTAGCGTTCCACGCGTCTATCTGCTTGTTAATAGCCGCGGCCTCGTCTATGGTCGCAGTCTGTAGCTGGTCGGTAAGTATGCTAATGTTATCGTTAATATCCTTTAAGGTCTTAGCGTCCTCTTTCCACAGCGGGCCGCTATCTACAGCTTTGCCCGCGTTCTTGATAGCGTCGGCCTTAGCGTTCCACGCGTCTATCTGCTGGTTAATGGTCGCTGCTTCCTCTTTGCTGGCGGTTTGTAACTTCTCCTGCAATATGCTGATATTATCGCCTATCTCCTTTAAGGTGGTCGCGTCCTCTTTCCAAAGTGGGCTATTATCCTCCGCAGCTTTGCCCGCGTTCTCGATAGCGTCGGCCTTTTCCTGCCAGCCGGCTATCTGCTGGTTAATGGTCGCCGCCTCTTCTACGCTGGCCGTCTGTAGCTTCCTACGCAGTATATCTATATTATCGCTAATCGCCTTTAAGGTGGTCGCGTTTGCGTCGAATTTCGGGGTCTCTACCTTTGGGGTCTCTACCTTTGGGGTAGTGACTTTGCCTCCGGTTGGCCTAGGCCTGCCCGGCGGGTTCGCGTATCTCTTCTGTGCTCCGGCCAAATCAATTTTAGGCGCGGCTTTCGGCTTTGTTACCTTTACAGCTACCTCCACCTTTTTATTACCCAGTCCTAAAATGTTTTTCAGCCATTCCCACGCCTCCTTACATTTCTCTACCAGCCACGCGAAAGCCTTAGCCAAACCATTCATAATGGCAGTAGCCAGCGGCTTAATAGCCACCCAAACCTTATCTACGATTCTCCGGAAACTCTCACAGTTATTATACGCGTATATGATAGCCGCCACTAACGCGCCTATGGCCGTTATCACGATGCCGATAGGGTTAGCGGCAAGCACAAAGTTAAGTACCTTTTGTACGGCCGTCCACGCTGCCGTAGCTACAGATACAACCTTTTGCGCAGCCGCTACAGCCAAAGCCGCGCCCTTATTCTTAACCATCGCCACAGTAGAGGCTAAAAAGGCTTTAGCGGACGCATACAGCGTAACAGATAGGGTTTTAATGCCTGCCACCAAAGTAGTAACACCGGCCAGCGCAGTAGTGGCCTGCGCCGCGATAGTAACGAAAGGCAGCGCGCCGTTTACCATCGCGCCTAATTCCTCTTTCATATCGCCCAGCGTGTTTACTAACTGCTGCTGCTTTCCGCTGTCCGTCTTGGCTAGCTCGGCGTTCATATCGCCTACGTTGTTCTGTATCACTTGGGCCAGCATCGCGGCTTTTTCCTGCTCGGTGCCGTACTTAATTACGTTGGCCTCAGCCTCGGAAAAGCTAATACCTACGCGCTTTAGTGCATCTACTTGGCCCATCATAGCCTTACCCATTAAGTTACCTATCTGCACCGCGTCGCCCGTAGTGGCAGATAGTCCCTTTTGCTGCGCTAGCAAATTATTCATAGCAGGCAGCAGGGTTTCCAAACTATCTTTTTCTTTCAAAAAAGTAGCTACCTGCTGCGCGCCGCTTAGCTGTACCTCGTCGCCGATAACGCCTATTTCCTGCTGCGCGCTGGCCAGTTCCTTAATGCTCTGTATCTCCTTATCGGTCGCGCCCATACGCTGCCGCATAATGGTAGATAGCTTTGTTTCGGCCATTTCCTGCACGGCGTAAGCGTCGGCCAAATCCTGCAAACCCGCTTGCAGCTGGTTAAAACTACGCTGCGCTGCGTCGATGCCAGTAGCCAAAGCAGCAAAGTTTATCGCGCTGCCCTTTAGCTGTTCGGCCTCCGATAGCGTGGACGTAATAACCTTTTTTAGCCCGTCTGCATCGCGGGCCAGATCCTTAAAACTTTTGCTGTCGCCGTCCAGCTTAAAAGTTATAGATATGGTGCTTTTTCCTGCCATACTTATACATTTAGAGGCTATCGCCCAGTTTCTTTACTAATTCTTCCATACGCTTACGCTGCTGCGCTGGTGTTATATCCTTTGCCTTAGCGTTAGCGCGTTTGCCCTTTTGCTTATCCCACGGAAACGGTAGCAACTTTTCCGGGGTTATCTTTTTGTTTTTAGCGATATGCGGCTGTATGGTAATAGTAGCCAGTAGGCGCATACGCTCCCAGCAGTCCTTATACTCAAAATCGCGCTGCTCCGCATACGCTTTATAGACGGCTTCAAACTCCGCAAAATCCATCTTGCAAAAGTCGTCATAAGATAAGCGTATGCCGGACAGCGCGATACCCAATAAATCGTAGATGCCTTTAACGGGGCCTATCTTTTTTTTTCAGCCTCGCCGTTTTTTGCTGCTCCCGCCTGCATCGCCTTTGCCCAGTTCTCCATATCCTCCGCGGATAACGCGTCCGCGAAATCCATAAGCGGCATATCGAAAGGCACTTTGTCAGCAGCTGAGGCAGACGCTACACAGCAGTAGAGGTACGTACAAAGGTCGCTAAAGTTATCCGTAGTAATCTCTGTAACCTCCTTGCCGGTCTCTTTCTTAAAGCGCAGCATCGCGCCCATAGTAGGGCGACACGGATACACTTTACCGTTAATCGTTACTTCTATATTTGTTTTCATAAGCGCAAATTTTATTCGCCCGGTGCTTCAGTAATCGCGGTTTCGTCCAGCGTTGTAGGCTCGCCGTCGTTCTCCAGCGAAATACTGTACGTCGCGTCGTCGCTAGCCGGGTCGGTACGTTCCAGCGAAGCGATAACACACTTACCAGCCAAATACGGCTTTTCGCTCTGCTCTCGCTCCATACACTTAACTTCTACAGATTTGCCGCTTTTCCACAGCGCGAAAAGCTCCTTAAATCCGTTTTCGGTCTCGTCGTAGAATACCAAACCCTCGGCACTGATAGAATACGATAGACCTACTACGCCCTTTTTCTTCCATAGGCCGCCGGATATACCAGCGGTAGCCACTGGCTTAACGGCGCGCTCTTTGGTCTCGCTGTTAAATGTGGTGGTGTGGCTGGTACAGCTACCCACCGCTTTGCCGCCTACATAAAGCAGCATATCGCTACCATTACAGTAGCCCGTCTTTGTTCCTGCCATATTCTTAAATCTTTACTTCAAAAACTAACTGTTGCACATACGCATCGGCCTGCCAGCCCTCCTCACTATCCGAAAGTTTGCAGCTACGCATAGCCAGCCCGTCGATTTTGTACTGCACGTTATCCAAAGCCGCGCGCACGGCCTCGGCCAGCTCTACGCCCTCCGTATAATCGGCGGTGTAGCAAAGTATCTCGATACCCACGGTATCAGCTCCTACACGGCCTTTAACGGCTTCCTTAGTTAGCTGTGTGCGACGATACAGTATATAGGGCAGTTCTGCGCTATCTGTAACCACGGGGAAAACCTTTTTAGTACGGGCCGTTACATCGTCGTCGTCGATAAGGATAGCGCGGATAATCTCGCCCGCCGATAAACTCGTTTTACTTACAGCCATACTTTTCTGCTATTTTCGTTACATTCTCTGTTACCATATCCCGTATATCCTGCGTTACGGTGTCCCGGACACCATTAAGCGTTTGCGCCATAAAGCCGTAACGCCTCATTTTGCCGGTTCGGTGTGCCTCTCGCTCTCGGCTGGCCCGTCGCCGGGTGCCCTGCTTAGGCTTCGTTTCACGCTCCGCGGTTCCGTCCTCGGCCCATATTAACACGGGCTTTTTGAGTCCTTGCCGGTTCGTGTGAGATCCCGCTTCGCCTTTACCATTTTTGCCCGCTTTCTTAGTACCAACTGTTACCCGGAAACCTGCGGCCCGCTTAAACACTATAGCGCGCACGCCCTTTTCCAAATCCTTATTAGAGCTAATACTACTGCGCAGGTTATTTATAGCCGTTTTGCGTACTTTGTTAGCTTCCCTGCGGAAACCTCCCTTTAACGCCTGCATCCTGCGTTTAGGCTCCAGCTCAGCGAATAACCGCTGCAAATTCTTGTCGTCGTACTCGATGCTCTGTGCCATAATGGTAAAGTTATTCGTTTACACGGTCGCAAAGTAGGGTATTATAGCCCTTATCGCGGTTAGGTATAATCGACACAATCGTATAGAGGCTGCCGCCCAGCTGCTGCGCTCTCCAGTTCTCCTGCACCGGGTGCGCGTCGCGTATATTAAACTCGGCTGTATGCGCGGGGAAATGTTCGCCCACTTCCTCGCTGCGGCTACCAGTAGCTCGTACACGTTCGGCACGTACTACGCGGGCAGGCACGTACTCGGTACGCTCTGCGCCCATACGGTCGGTAACGCGCTTAGGCTCTAACAGCTGTAGTTTATATTTTAAGGTTCCTGCTCTCATACGGTTTAATCGCTTACCAGTTTACGATATGGTTTAATTAGGGCCTGCATAGTGTAGGGTACTTCGGCCATCTGCACACCGCTAACCGCTTCGCGCTGGTTATACCAGTGTCCGGCGATAAGTAAGACGGCCTGCTGTAGCATAGCGGGGAAATCTCCCCCGCCAGCCTCCAGCAGTTCGTCTTTGGTTCGGTTGGTGGCTGTGCATACGTACTGCTCTGCCGCGCCTAATAGGTGCTGCAAATACGCGTCGTCGTCCGTAAAGTCGTCCGCGTGGACGTGTTTTTTAAGCAGTTCTAAATCCACTGTAGCCATAACTAAACGCTATAAACCTCTACGTATGTTAATACTCTCTTATTACTTGGCCGCCGGTGCTACCTTAGCAAGCGCAAACGCTTCCTTACGCAAAGTAGTAGTGCCGTAGTTCACGTTAAGCACGAAATCTACAGCGTCCTTACGTGCTTGGCTGTAAGGGTCGATAACAAACGACATATCGCCGAAAAGTCCCATAGGCTGGTATCTCCAGTCGCCCAAACCGATGTTATTTTCTCCGATATAGTTTGTAGTGAACACTGGCAGGCCTGCGATATGGTCATTTTCACAGACCATAATACCGCTGCCCGCGTCCTTTGGTGTGGACTCGGCGATAGCTTTCTGCGCCTTAGTCATTACCCAGCAAAGGTTATCGCCATCGACACCAGTAGCCAGCACCTTTGCTTTAAGGGTGTTAAACTCCTTAAAGGTCGGGGTTGCGCTGAAAGCGGTTGCAGTTGCGGCCAAACCTACAAACGGGCCTACCAGTGTGGTAGCTGCTGTTACCTTAGTAGTGCTGAAAAGGATTTTATTAAGCAACATAGACACCGAAAGCGGCATAAGTTTCTTAACAATCATTTCCAAAATACCCTCGGTCTGCATCATCGACTGGCGGGTTACCGGAATAGCGATACCGATACGCTGAGGCGACGCGGTAAGTTTAGACAGCTTTACTTTGGTGTCTGTAAGTGCTACGCCCTCGCCTGCGATAGTAGCCTCTACGGTCTCGTAGGTAGGCCAAACGTAATCGCCGGCCAAACCGGTAGGCATAGGCAAACCAACCTTGTTAAGGATAAGGCCCTCCACCAGCGGGTCTAAAATATCCTGCACCTTTACGGGTACGATGCCACCGGGTACAGCGTCGGCCACCATTACCAAATCACGTACTAACATAATTTGTGTCTGCTTGCCGTTGCTCATATTCTCGCGAATAATCGCGTTTACGTCGGCCACGGTGTTAGGGTTCTCGCGCATCTGCTCAGCAGCAGCGGCCTGCATCTTCATTTGCAGCAGCTGGTTTTCGCGTACTAACGCCTCGTACTCGGTAGTCTCGGCCTCGTTGCGCTCGCGCTGCTCCTTTTCGCACGCGTCAGCAATCGCGCTGATACGCTCGCAGTTGGTCTGATACTTATTAACCAACTCGCGCACATTAACTGTTTTCTTGTGCATACAAAAAACTTTTAGGGTTAAACTTAAATCTAAATCGACTGCGCGGCAGCGCGGCGCATTTCGCGCACTTGCTCACGCATTTTCGTTTCGTCTTTCTTTGGCTGCTCAGCCTCCCGCAGTTCCTGCACCAGCCCGCGGGCCTCGGCCTCGCAATTAGTGTCCGGGTATGCAGGGTCGGCAGCCAGTGTAAAGTCGTAAACGCCCGTTACGACATTTACGGTATATGTTACCACGGTCTTACCGTTCTCGCGCTTAACGTCGCGCGATACGTAGGCACTATCGTAATAGTGGGTAGTAAACATAAAGCTACAGCCCGCTATATCGCCGCGTCGTACCAGTTCCAGTGCCTTATCGCCGTCGGCCGTGTGCGGTGCCTCAAACTCAAAAGCCACGCCCTTATCGTCCACGGTATAGGTAAGCGTACCGCTGCCGTTCTTGCTTCTCGCTAAGATTAGCTGGCGGTCGTGAAACATTGTCATTTTAATATCGCAGCCGTCCAACAGCTCTTTGGTTATAGCCTCCGGCGCGATAACTTCGCGGGCCTCCTCGTCGTCGTAGTCATACAGCGGCGCGGACGGTACGCCGAAAAGGATAGCGTAGCCGGTTATCGTTCGGCTTTCCTTTTCGCCCTCCGCGGCTTCTCGCACGTGCAATTCCGCGCACGTGTGTAGCATACGTGTTATTTCGGTGTTCTTATTCTTCGCCATCTTTATTCTGTTCTTTTGGTTCGCTACTTGGTTCCGGTTCTGCCACTGGCGCGCTGGCCTCCTTGATGCCTTTAAGGTTAGCAGACACCAGTACGGTATCGCCTCCCTCTACAGCTGGTTTGTTTTCCTCCTTGCGCCATTCGTTTACTGTGTAGATGCCCGCCGCTATCGTTGCCGTTTGGTATTTTACCTTGCTATCCAAATCGCAGGCATACAAACCGCGTCGGTCAAACTGAAAAACGCGTTTACAGCATAACGTAGGGGCTACCAACTTGCGCAGCAGCTCTACTTCTATCTTACGCAGCATAGGGTTAAGCGTTGTACTGAGGAAAGCGACGTTAGCCATTTCCGCGGATTTGTAATTATTGCTTGTGTCGTCAAACACAAACGACGGATGCACACCGAAAAAGCGGCATATCTCGCGGACGCTAAACTTACGTGTTTCCAAAAACTGCATATCGGTAGAGCTTAACGAAATAGGGCTAAACTGCACCTGCCCCGGTAGCGATACGATACGCTCGCCATTTCTAAATCGGCCGTCTAAATCTACCGCCGTTTTCTCCAGCTCCTTATCTTGGTACTCACCAAAACCGCGCACGCTGGTATCGTTAGACACGATGCCGCGGACGTTACCACCGTTGGCAAATCGGTTAAGGGTTTCGTTATCGCCCGTGCTGGTAATATCCAGCGTAGTACGGGCAAAGCCCAGCGTAGATAAGCCGGTTTTACCGTCCCTGCTGAAATTCTTAATATGTATAATCTCGTCCTCTCTGTATGTGCCGCTAATGCCCGCGTTAAAGTCGCGGATAGTGTACGTATCGTTAGTAGTATCGTGCGCCACGGCCGTAGGTTCGGCCAAAGCTAACCGCGCTACCTCCATAGTAACGGAATCGTAAATAGGGACTATATAGGCGTTACCGTTCAGTAAAAGGTGCTGCACCGCCAAACGCCAAAAGTCCACAGCGGACATATACGGGCACGGCTGCACGTTTAGCAGGTAGTGTAAACGGCTGCTTTTATCCTCCGCGAATATATCCCCCTTTAGGCGCATATATTGTACGGGCAGGTTCGCCACACTATCGGCCAGTATATTAACGCAGCGGTAAACTGTAGCTATAGATAAGTCCATACCAGCGGGCGCGAATATATTAACGCTGCCGGTTCTTGGCGCGCTCGCTACTGGCTCCTCCTCTACAGCCTTGCTACGCCTAAAAAAGTTCCTTATATCATCTAATAGTCGCATTAAAATTCTGTTTATCTCTATCTATAACCCGAATATCGGCTATTTGGTACCACGATAGCCTCTATAACGGTGGAAAGTTACCCGAAAAGTGTTAAATCCGTGTTAAACTCGGCGAAGCTATCGACGCTATGGTAGCACAGTTAGCCGCCCAGTATGATATAGACTAAAAAAAGCCCGCCCTAAATAGGCGGGTTTCTTTGTTTTATCTCTCGTAGTCGATAAATAGACGCATACACATAAGCGTAGTTATTACTCCGTCTATCTTCTGCGTATGCTTACGCTTTATCGGCTTGCGGTTCTCCAGCTTATCGCTATCCAGTACAGCGTTACCAAAGCAGTAGGCGTTAATCGGGTTATCGTTAATATAGATATGGCCCGTTTTCGCACCGTGTTCAAAACTTTCTACCGGCGCGGTAAATGTTCCGTAGGTCTGCCGTATGCCGGTTATCACGTTACCCGCTCCGGACGCTGCCAGCATATTTATAACCTCTTGGCTTTTCCACGGGTCGTAACCTATGCCCAATATACGCACATAGCCGTTAAGCCTCAGCACGTAGTTTACTATCTCGCGGTAATCTATTACGTCGCCCTCTGTCAGTATTAGGAAACCTTTAGCCGCCCACGTCCTATATAACTTTTCGTTAGGGTGTCCGGGTAGCGCACCCTCCGGAAAAAAGTAAGCCGTATGGAAATAAAAGTTTTTCTGCCCGGCGTCATACATACCCATAGTAACCGCGCTAAAGTCGTCGCTTTCGCTAAGGTCTATAGCTACCATCGCGTCCGGTCGGCCCTTGATGCCGTCTAAGTTCATAGGCTTAGATATATGGCGGGCCAGCGTAGAGCTTATCCAGCTGCGCTGCTCGTTCTCAGCATAGAGGTTAAGCAGCTTAGTACGGAAAGCTAACATAGCTTCACTGCCATTACGTACCGCGTTCTTATACTCCTGCCGGTAAAAGTCCAGCGATACGGTAATACCTAAATGCGGGTGTACTTTTATCCACGTGTTTTCGTCGTCCTCCGCGTCGTCTAAATCCGGCTCGAATATATGTGCAAATACGCTGTCGTCCTCATACTCGCCCAGCAGCACAGCTTTATAACCTTGCAGCATTTCATAAAACGGGCCGTCGAATACGTCCGACGCGGTGGTTATAATCGCTGTTAGCGGGTTCTCACGTACACCCATAGAGGTAGTAAGCACCGTTAGCAGTTCGCTGCTGCGCGCTTGGCTAAACTCGTCCATAATCACAGTAGAGGCGTTTAGACCGTCTTTTGTTCGGGCGTTGGCTGTAAGGCACTGCGCAAACGCGCTACGGTCTTTTCGCTTACTCTTAACCGTCTGCTCGTTCACAGTATAGCGGCGTTCTTTGGGGTCTAACTTCAGCACGCAGTTACGGATAACGTCGAAACACTTTTTAGCTTGGTCGCTACTGTTGGCCCCGGTGTAGCTCTCTGCGTTAGCATCGCCGTACAGCAGGTCATACACGGCCAGCGACGCGGTGCTGGTTGTCTTGGAAAACTTACGCGGCACATATAGCACAGCCTCCCGGACTACTCGCTTAGTACCCTCCCAAAAGGCAAATATACTGGCAAACTGGAAATACTGTACTGGGGTAAGCGCATACCGCTGCTGCCCAGTCTTACCGGGAAAATACAGACTTTCGTAGAAATCGGCAAACTGCCATACCTCCGTCGCGTTGATGCCATACTTATCGCACATATAGAAAAACCGCTGTACGGCCAGCTGCTCGTAGAGGTTGTGCGCGTCCGGGTTCCCTGCCACCATACGCACGTAGCTATCCAGCCGGCTATCTATCTCGGTAAGTCGGTAGCGGTCTATATCCATATTAGCCAGCAGGTCGGTAACGTCCGCTTTCGCCTGCCTCAGTTTGTCTTTTTCTTCCTCTGTCATACTTTTATGGCTCCGTAACTTCTATTTCCATTAGACGGCGGGCTAATATCTTTTGGCACAGCTCGACGTTTTGCGTTAGGTCTAATTCGTAGGGGGCTACGAAAGCCTCCATAATCTCGTCTAAGTCCTTAACCTGCGGCAGACTAACCACGCCCGGCACAATACGCAGGGCGCGCAGCATTACGATGCTGCAAAGCGCATTAACGCGCAGCGCAGAAAGGCTTATAGCTTCGCCGCGGTATTTGCTGTTTAGCGCGTTCGCTATGGTGCATCGCATAACGGTAAGGTTATAAGCGTTTTGCTGCTGGAAAGCCTTAGCAGCCTCCTGGACGTTCTCGCGGTGCTGGCGGTCTAAGGACTTTTCTACAAAATTGTTATACGTTACCCGCATAGCCTTAATAGCTCTGCACAGATTTAGCGTTACGCTTATCCGGTTGTCCGCGCAGATTTTTAGCGTACTATCCACGTAGCCCCAAATAACCTCTGCCGCGGTAAGCGATATAAAAACGCTGCGCGCGGCTTCTCTGTTGTTCTGTTCCATACTCTTAGCCCTCCTTTGTCTTGATAATAGTAGGCTGTTGGCGTTTCTTCGTCAGCTTCTTAGTTAAGTCGGCCAGCGGGTCGTCGTCCACGCCTCCCGACAAATCTACAGCGGTAAGCCCTAACGCTTTCATCTGTCGCGTTATAAGTTCCTGCGCTTCCTTGGCTATCTTGAAAACTGGATGCGGTGCCAACTTCTCGCCGTAGCGGGTAGTCTCGTAAACCGTAGTTTCGGTCAGCCCGTCGATTTGCTCGTTAGCCATATCCAAATTACGCATAGCTGAGGCCAGCGACGTAATTTGGATATCCAGCCCTCTGCTGTAGGTTCCGTTTTGCTTTAACGTCTTGGTAATATCCTTAACGTACTCCTTTACTGTTTTAGCCATATTCTTGCTATTTTCGTTACTATTTTGTCGATTATCACTAAATTTTAGCGGGTTCGCCGTGTTACTGCATATTTATACACAAATACGGCCAAAGTTCCGTGTTTCCAAATTTTGGCTGCGCGTCGCGCGAATGTGGGGGCGAGGTTTAACGGCCATTACCCCCGTTAAAAAATACGCCCCCCGGTCATTGCGTAACGTCGTCGCCAAAAAATCTACGGTTAAACTCGCGCGCCTGCTTTGCCTTGCGTTCTTTGTTTGCTTGCCGGCCGCACCTACCTAACTCTGTATGTACCTTAACGTGGCAGTCGTGGCATAGGGCCTGCGTGTTGTGTGCGTCGTACATTCTCTGCACGCGCTCCCGCTGGCTTAGTGCCTCCTCTACTGGTTTAACGTGGTGTACCTCTGTGGCCGCTGTGGTTCTTCCCTCTGCTAAGCATCGCTGGCATAGTGGATGCGCTGTTAATACTTCTTTTCTCAGCCGTAACCACCTGCTCGTATGTATTAGCTTTTGGTAGTTCTTATCTTTTGCCATAGCCTTTTATTACTTTCTTCTTAGTGTAGTTACTTATCTGCATATCCTTATCCTTTGCACCACTGGCAGGCATACTGCCCAGCTCGGCAAACATACTATCTATATACTCCCCATCGTCGTCGGGTATATCGTACCTACGGCTTTCTACCCCCTCCATACGGTCTAACAGTATATGCGTAAAAGATACCAGCAGCTCGCACACGTTCTTAAACTTGTACTTATTAGTTAAGTGCTGTAGCTTATTGTAGGTCTGCGGGTCTATGCTTATATTAACCCTCTTTCTTTCGCTCATAGTGTTTACGTATTAAGTAGTTCAGACTATCTAATAAACTCTGCTGCACTCCCTTTTTGTCCTCCAGTGCTGCGCTGGCTCTGTCGTCCACTGTGCCGCTGCATACCAGCTTATAGACCGTTACCGGGTAACGCTGGCCTTGTCTGTGCAATCGTGCGTTAGCCTGCTGGTAGTGCTCTAAGTTCCAGCCCGTGCCAAACCATACGATATAGTGGCCGCCCTGCTGCATATTAAGACCGTATGCGGTGCTGGCCGGATGCGCCAGTAGTACGTCTATCTCGCCGTTATTCCAGTCCCTTAAATCGGCTTCGCCTTGATAGGTTCTTACCCGGTAGCCTTTAAGACGTTCAGAAATGCGCGTAATATCGTGCTTATACTGGTAGAACACTAAAACGCTGTTACCGTTGGCCGCTTCGACTATCTCGGCCAGTCTATCCAGCTTTTCGTTATGAATAGCGTGTACCTGCTTGTCGTCGTCATATATGGCACCGTTAGCAAACTGGCTTAATTTGTTCATTAGGCCCGCTGCGCTGTTGGCCAGTACGTTTGCCGGTTCGTCTCCGTGTTCGGCCTTAAACTCCAGCACCTTGTCGCGCTCAAACTTATTATACGCTGCCATCGTCTTATCTGATAGCTTAACGCTTACCGTGTGCGTTATCATATCCGGCAGCTGCAAATAGTCCTTAGCCTGCATACTAAGGCATATATCCGCTATCTTGTTACGTATAATATCCTCACAGCCTTTTTTAATATCGCAGCGTACTACTATGTTATTCCACTTGTGCGTAGAAAAGTAATTATCGCGGTACTTGCTTACGGACTTACCCAGCCGCTCGCCTTGGTCTATACAGTACATCTGCGCCCATAAGTCGATTAGGCCATTAGGCGCGGGTGTTCCAGTAAGGCCGATAATTCGCTTTACAGACGGGGCCGCTACTCTCATAGCCTTAAATCGCTCACTCTTGGAACTCTTAAAGCTCGTCAGCTCGTCGATAACTAAAGCATCGAAAGGCAGACGGCCGCCGTACTTTCCGCAAAGCCATACAAAGTTATCGCGGCCAGTAACGTAAACGTCTGCTTTTTCGGCCAGTGCTAAGCATCTTTGCTTTTCAGTTCCCAGCACCTTAACCACGCGAAGCCCTCGCAGGTGTTCCCACTTGTCTGCCTCAGTACTCCACGTCGTTTCGGCTACTTTCTTAGGGGCTACCACTAAAACGCGCTCTATATCGCAGTCGTCTATTAGCTGCTGTATGGCTGTTAAGGTAGATACCGTTTTGCCCAGTCCCATATCTAAGAATAGACCGCAGCGGGGTTTATCTATAATCCATTGCGTAGCCGTCTTTTGGTAGTCGTATGCTCTGTATATCATTTTATCGCCCTCCCTCGTATTTAATTAAAAGTTGGTCTATGCTCTCTTTGCTGTCGCAGACGTGGACGGGATGCCCTATACTATCCATCTGCTTAAACCTTACCAACTGGATAGGCCGCGGCTTCTCTCCTCTGCTCTTTAGCTCTATCCATTCCGTAGCCCCGCCCGGAAATAAGCAAACGCGGTCGGGAAAGCCCACCATACCAGCATTACTGTACTTTAGGCATAAGCCGCCCAGCTCTTTTACGCGGGCTGCTAAATAACGCTCTATAGCTTTCTCGCTATAGCCCGCGTGTCTTACTATCTTATCTATCGTTTTATCCATTTTTCTGCCTCCGGTAAACGGTAAACGCAAAAACTAACTTTTCCCTTAATACACGCGTATACACGTGTATTGTGCGTTATATATATACCTTTATACCCATATTACAGTTATATACTATAAGTTATATATTTATCGTTTACTCCGTTTACCTTATATATTTATTATTGATTATCAGTTACTTAGCGGTAAACGATAACGGTAAACGATGGCGTAAACGGAAATTTTGCGTTTACCCGTCCGCGTTCGTCGCCTGCTTTTATCGTTTACCTTGCGTTTACCTTGCGTTTACCTTGCGTTTACCTTTTTAGCCCGTTGCGTTTACCGCCATTTCTATATATCGTCGTCCTCGTCGGGCTGCTCCACGCGCCTAAATCCACGCTGTGTTCCGTACAGCTTCGCCGCGTGCTTGGTAGAGCTAACGCGCTCCCATTCGGGCCGGTCGCCTATCATCTTACTAACGCGTCGGCATAAGTACTTATAGTCTTTATCGGTCATATCCTTACCCAACTGCTCGCAAATAAACTCGGCCGCGCAAACCTTGTCGCGCTTAACTGTCCCCTCTGCTTGCAGTGGGTCGGGGTCTCGCAGGTAACTGCGGCGCGCTTGTACGCCCATCGTGTCCCAGTTCACGGGCAGCAGGGTGCTAAGGTACTTATCCAGCATCGCCACTATAGGGTCGTCGTTGTCGTCGTTAAAATCCTGCTGGCGTTGCTTCGCTTGCGCCTCCAGTTCTTCGCTGAGGTATAGCGGTTCGCCCTGCTTGTAGTAGTGGACGGCCTCAGCCCAAAGCTGGTCGCGGTCGCGTCGTATAGCCTCGCTCCAGTCTCTATACTTACGCAGTTCTGCCACTACCGGGATAACCCAAAAGCGGCGGTTTCCGGTGTCGCCCTTTAGAAATAGTGCCTCGTTTGTGGTTCCGCAAAATACACACTGTCGCGGATGCTCCAGCACTCGACGCGCATAGGCCGCGCGGTAAATATCTACCTGCTTTGACAAATGCGCCTTAACCTGCTCCACGTCGCTGCGCTTGATGCTGGAAAGCTCGCCCAGTTCCACTACCCACGCACGGCGTAGCTGCTCCATACCCTCTTTGCCCTCCAGCGTTGTAATACTGTCGTTAAACCATTTGCCACCCATAACACGCAGCAGGGTAGATTTGCCGATACCCTCGGCACCACTCATAATAAGGCAGTAGTCGTATTTGCAGCCGGGGTTAAATACGCGTGCCACGGCAGCCACAAAGTGCTTGCGGCTCATAGCTCTATTTAACTCGCTGTCCTCTGCGCCCATATAGTCTATTATTATCCTATCCAGTCGGGGTACTCCGTCCCACGTTAGCCCGTTGAGGTAGTCGCGGATAGGGTGATAACTGTGACGGGTTAATACAGCTGTTAGCGCGTCCGCTATCTTCTCCTTGCCCGTTATATCGTAGTGCTTTTCCAGCCATACGCGCAGGTTAGCGTCGTCGGTGTCCGTCCACTGGTTAGCGTTCTTATTCCACGGCAGGCCGTCTTTAGCTGAGTCCATACCCGTAAATAGGTCGTGGACCATATGGCCAGCCAGCGCGGGGTCGTTCTCCAGTATAAGGATAATGTTAGCTGTGTTGCACAGCAGTTTACCGGATTTGGTGTACTCTAATTCCGCTTTCCACTCGTCGTTATAATCTTCGGGCAGTTCCGCGTCGTCTAAGCCGTCGAAATCGTCGGCAGCTGCCTGCGCGCGTTCGCGGGCCATCAGCAGTTTAACGGCTTTGTCCTTTGCCGCAAATTCCTGCATAGCCGCGTAGCTCGGTTTTCTCGTCACGTCTAAAGCTCTGCTGCCCTCGTCCTGCGCGCCGAATAGATGCACGCGGCAAAGGTCGAAAGCATTGCACAGCTGCCTACTGGCGGGGTCGGTTTCGTGGTGGCTATAGGCAAATTTGCCCTCGTAGCATACCAAACCGCCCGCCACACTTCCCAGCTTATAAGTGTAGCGGCCATCGTGTCCGGTTTTCTCGTATTTGTCGCTAAGGAAAGTATCTATAGCGTCCTCGATGCTGTAGGCGCGGCAAAATGCGCCTATAACTCCCGGCTTTTCGGTCGGGTCTCCCTGCTTCTTAATTTCGTGCGCTATAACGTCACCCTCTCTGCTGGATAGCGGCCACGCGCTAACGTCGTTATAATCGACGTACTGCGATAGTATAGCGTCCACGTCGCAGGCTGGCCCGTCTTGGTAGTCGAAAACAAAGTCTGCATCTTTACTGGTGCTTGGCCAGTAAAATAAACGGGGCAGCTCATAGGTGGTATCGTCGAAAAGGTCTATACCTATCTCGGCCGCTATCTTTCTGCAAAGCGGCTCGTATTCGGCCGGCGATACCTGCCTGCTGAGTGGGAAAACCAACCTATAGCGCGGTGTCTTACTGCTATGCTTATGCGTGCTGTAAATCATCGCTGCAAAGCCGAAAGCCATAGTAAAGTCGTCCCATACGTTTACGGTGCCGTAGTCTATATCCAAAGTGGCGACGGTACGATACATTACGTTAGCGTTCTTACGTATGCCGCCGCTCAGATACCCGCCCACAAAGCCGCCCACGTCTTTTACGTTACTTTGTTCCTCCTTGCTCATACGGGCGTATTCGGCCGCCGTCTCCCCGGTACGCTTGGTCTCGCTGCATCGTTGCAGCAGCTCAGACCAAAGCCAGTGCCGGTTGCGCCATTTCTTAGCTATGCGGCTGTGCGCGGTCGCTAAGTCTATGGAAAAATCATTATTTAGCCTTATATCCATTTAGCAAGTTATTAAAATACTCTGCATCGTTGCAGAAAATTAGTACGCCCCTTATGCCTTTGCGCGCTTTGCTAACTCGCATTTCAAAGGGTCTTAGTTCTTCGTCTAACCGGGCGTATAGCTCCGTTAGATTAACCGCGGACAGTTCTGCTGCCACGCGGTTGCTAAAATCACGGGTAGTCATAAATTACTCCTCCGCGATATAGTCCACGCAGGCCGCCTGCGTGTCGTCCACTGAATTATCGGTTAGGCTGCACTCGCTGCCTATATAGGTATGCACGCACAGCGCGCAGTTACCGCAGCATCTAATCTCGTCCGCTTCCATACGCTTTAAGGTTGTAAGTGCCCGCCTTTCGGCGGGCTAAGATTAAAGAATAACTATTAACTACTAACGTAAAAATGCTGAAACTGGCCTAACTCTGTTCTTGTGCGTAGCCTTAGCGAGGCTGCCCGCGCGGCCGCCGTTGAGGTACATAAACCACGCGTTGGCCGCGCTGCACTCGGTGCTGCTCCAGTACCAATTTTTAGCAAGTGGCCGGCCTCCTACGAATTTAAGGGCCTCGTTAATTGCGTACTGGTTAAGGCAGATTATATACAACTCGCCCAGCGACGGGATATACTCGCCGTCTTTTAACTTAATCTGCGGGTTAAGCCCGATTTTACGCAGGTGCTGCGTGTTGGTCTCTCCGTCGTAGTCCTGCACGGCTTCTTCGTAGTTCCCGATATAATACTGGCTGCCTCCGGTTTTGTCGTCGCTGTCGGTAAGCGTTACGCCATCGCCTCCTGCCATATCGGTAAGGGCCACCGCTACGCTGCGGTCTCCTTGTACGATGCCGATATACTCGGTGCTCTGTGGGGCTTCTGTTAGCTTGCCCTCAAACAAAACCGCGGTGCCATCGCTACCTATAAGGTAGATGCCATCGCACAGTCTGTTACTGGCGGGTTCCTCTTTGCTGTCGTTTACAAAGTTCCAACATCTTTTTGCCTTATTTACGTCGTAGCCATTTTTGGCCAGCAGGTACATACGCGCGCGGGCAGCGTCGCTAAGTTTATTTGTTTCCATAGTTGTAACCGTTTAATTTGTTCATACTCTTTTTAACCTTGTCGTAGCAGGTATCTGCTGCGTAGCTGTTAGCTGCCTCTCCGTGGTCGCTCAGTATCTCGTCCTCTGCGCCCTTTCCGTAGCTATGCAGGAAACACAAAAACTTTGTGCCGTTGGATAACTCGACGATATAGGGTATATCGTTCTCTGTTCCAAACTCTCCCTTTTCAAAGCTGCTAACGCCTACGGTGTAGTTTGGGTTAAACTCGATAACGCCGTTACTGGCAGTCCATCGCTTTTCGCCGTATCTGCGGATAGCGGCGTACTTAAATTTCAAAAATCTTTTGTTCATAATTACTTTGTTAGTCTTTAATGTAATACGGGGTAGTGTAGCCTGCGCCCTTTAGCGGTAGGTCTCGGCACCAGCTTATCGGCTGGCTAAATATCGCCTCTACGTCGTTAAGTGTCTGCGTTTCGTTCGCTTCTACTATTATTTCGTCGTGAACGTGGAAAACGATAGGTAGCCCGCTTTGCTCTGCCCGGATAATAACCATACCCAGTATATCGCGGGCCGTTGCTTGTACTACGTTCTCCGTCAGTTTACCGCCGTAGGTTCTAACCTTTTCCCACTTTTTGGTCGTTCGGTTCAGTCCCTCATACTCGATAATCTCGTGGTCGCCTCTCCAGCCGTCGCCGGTCTCGATGCCGATAGTAGCACGCGGGTAGCAGATAGTCCGGCCGGACGGTAGGGTAATAAGCAGCATACCCCATTTGTAGGAAACTACTATACCGCGGTGTATTGTGATGCTGTCGCCGGTCTTAATGGCCTTAACGGCTGCGGCTTCTATCGTACTCCAAAATTTGACGATATGCGGGTTAGCGTCCCGCCACTTCTTAACTATCTCCCTTTCTTCGCTTTCGCTCAGTCCCATACGGCTACCGCCCATATTTTCCAGCGCGTTAATGCCTCCACCGTAGCCCAGTGCTAACACGGCGATTTTACCCTTTGGTCGTAGCTCGCTGTTTTCTCCGTGCTTCTCGACGGTACAGTGGAACATTTTACCAGCGGTTGAGCAATATATATCGCCACCCGCGCGGAATACGTCCAGTACCCAGTTTTCGCCTGCCAGCCACGCGATAACGCGGGCCTCGATAGCGGAAAAATCGCAGACGTGGAAAGTATGGCCGGGCTTCGCGATAAACGCGGTACGTATAAGCTCGCTAAGCACGTGCGTAGGGTTTTCGTAGTTAAGTTCAAAATCCTCTAAGTCTCCGGCCTTAACCAACTGGCGCGCGTAGTCTAAATCCGTTAAATGGTTCTGCGGTAGGTTCTGCACCTGCACCAGTCTGCCCGCCCAGCGTCCCGTCCGGTTAGCCCCACAGAATTGTAAAAGCCCGTGTATTCGGCCATCGTTACAGACGCATTTAAGCATCGCGCTATATTTCTTGTTAGAGGTTTTGCCCATTTCCTTGCGTATCGCTAAAACGCGCTGCGCTTTTGGCCAGTACTTTAGCGACGCTTCCAAATCGCCTAAATCCTTTTTGTTGAGGCTTCCGATAGTTTGGCCGGTGGTCTTGGCTATATACTCCTTAATCTGTGCGGGACTGTTTGGGTTTTCCATACCAGTAAGCCGCTGCGCTTCCGCAAAAAGGTGCGCTTTGTATTCGTCATCGAAGCGGGCCGCGTTCTCGGCCAGCTGTCGGTCTAACAATACGCCGCGGTCGTTAATACGCTGGTCGTAGTTATAAAGCAGTTCGTCAAATTCGGCAGGCTCCAGCCTACGTACTTTTTTTAATATCTGCTGCTCTGTATCTACGTCTCTAATACAGTACTGCTTAAATACCTCCCATTTATCCGGCGCGTCTGCTGGCAGGTGTCGTTTGCCTCGGTTTGGGACTGAGAAATAACGTATAAGGGCTGCACCCTCTTTCATTTTTCCCTCTGTCAGCCTTAGCGCTTCGCCACACTGCCCCAGCGATAACGGTAGGCCCATACGGGCCGCGCGTACCATCGTGCATTTCCATTGCGCAGGCTCCATAAGTGGCCAGCCGAAATAATGGCTAATGCAAATGCGCTCAAACGCGGCATTAAACGCGGTTTTAACCACGGCGGGGTCGCGTAACGCGTTGATAATCTCGGCCGGTAGTTCTTCGCCCATCGCGAAATCGCAGCAAACTGCGGGCGCGTTGTCGATGCTGTAGGCAAATAGCAGTATCGTAAAGTCCGGGGCCTCGACGTAGCGATATACGCCGCAGCTCGGCAGGTCGTTGCTGCTATATGTCTCTATGTCTATACCCAACTCTTTCACGTTTACCCCTCCCTCAGCTCGTTAAATCTTAGTTTCAGATTAGTAACCAGCTGCACGCGTTCTACGTCGGCGTTCCCGGTTACGCGGTTGCAGACAAACTGCACCGCGCCGCTAAGCAGCATAGCGTCTATACTTCGGTCGGGGTCGAAATCTTCGCCGCCTCCAGTTTCGGCGGTGTGTAACCACGTTGCCGCTGTTATCGGTATGTCGGCCAGTTCGCCGCTGGCGGTATTGTGTATTTTAGCCCCATACAGCGCGGTAAATTCCGCGTCCGGTAGTTTATTAGCCCCAGCACTTAAAACGCGAATATCGGCCACTTCTGCGCCCTTATCGACGGCCTGCCAGTATTCCTGCTGCTCTGTACGTAAAGCAGCGATACAGCCAAACGTACTAACGTCCTGCCCGCGCTTTACCGCGGTCGCGTGGCTTCTCTCTGCTATGCTATGAATAAGTTTATACATATCGTAGAAATTAAAAGCCCAGCGCGGGCGTAATCCCACGCCGGGCAAATGGTTATAGATTTAATTCTTGTCCGATTTTTCCGATAGCCAGCGGGCCCAAAGAAATAATAATCATATTTGGGTCTCCGTCCGGCTCCAGCATCTTTATATCAATCTCCACGCTATCGGTAGCGTCCAAAGCTGCGTTAATTCGCGTCGCGGCTTTTGCATCTAAGGACGTAGCGGTAAGTTTGATTAACGCCTGCTGTTCTTCTGTAAGCGGTACTACTAACTGCTTCATACTTACAAATCGTCGTCGTCGTCCTCGTTGTCGATGTCCTCAAAGTCACTCTCAGCAGAGGCGCGGCCGCCCAGTCTGTCGTCGTCCTTAAACTTCATAATGTTGTTAAGGCCGCAGGCTACACCACGATTACCGCTAACGTCGTAGCCGTAGAAAGTTACCGATACGTAGGCCCATACGCCGCTATAAATCTCGTCCTCGTCGGTAATAGGGTTCTTGTGCTTGTCGCACACACCCGGACGCGTATTACTCTTAGCGTTGATAAAGTAGCAGTCTGCGTAAACGTCGTCGTCCTCCT